GCATTTGATGTTGCCGATGCCAGTTAAAAAAGTGTCCACTCTAACAAGAAAAGAGTACGAATTGCTTTATAATAAGTATAACGAGCAAATTTCTATGGGCAAACCAACAGGACAAATGCAAGAACGCACACAAGAACTTCTTGATTGTTACAATGAACTTTTCAATTGGGAATACAATGAAATGTGTCGTTTCATTGAGAATCATTCCGAGGAGGAGTTTCAAGCACACTACACAACGTATCATCGACTTTGCGATGATTACGGAACAGAGTTAGTAGATAACTTCGGAAATTACTTTGACCTCGATGCGTCTTTTTATGAGAAGTTTGAGGACATGTATGAAGGAGAATTTCAAACTGCAACTGATTTCGCAGAGTATTGGTGCAACAATGTAGATGAGTTAAAAAACTTACCTGCTTGGGTAGAGGTTAACTATGAGACTATTTGGGAATCTAAACTCTCAAAGGATTATTTTGAAATTGATTGCGACATGAGTGAATACACTTATGGACACATATTCAAAAAGGTGGTTGACTAATGAAAAAAATTGACAAGTATGGTAATTATGGTTATCAAGCAGTAACTAGAGTCAGAGTTGCAAAAACAACCACAGTTTATGAATATTATGATGTTCCAACTAATGAATATCTTGATGCTCACGAACAAGCACTTGAGAAATCTAAAGGTAGTGAAACTAATGTGAAATTAGTAGGCACAACACATAAACACGAAACTATTGTAAAAGATTCGATTTTATATAATAGACTCTCTACTGATGGAGATAGATTGCAAAAGGAGTTGGGTTGGGACAGTTAGAATAGTGTCCACTATTCGTTGAATTGGATTCGTAATCCATTATAATAAAAACATACACAAGGGGTTCTAAATGGACAACAAAAACAAAGATGTTCAAGGTTTACTTGATCTCATCAAATTTGCAGAAGACTTCATCAAAGAAGAAGATGCAAAAGCAGATGCGTTAATCAAACAGATTAACGGAGACGATTCATTTCTATGGAGGAACTTCTAATGACAGAACAACAATCACTAGAGTGGGATGCTAACACTGTTATGGAGCAAATCCAAATGGCAGAATCTGGGCATATGCGGATGGGTGCATTATGTTCCTACCTACTTCAATATCCTGATATGACAATCAGAGACTTTTTTGAAATGGCATCTAAAGAGATCAGAGAAGAAGAGGAAGAGTTGGGGTATTACGAATAATGACAATTGAATTACCAACAGAAACACCATTTTTGGTTACAACAAAATTTGAAAAATATGGTACTTATACCATAATGGCACGGAGTAAAGAACACGCAATCTCAAAATATGAAAATGGAGAATGGGATTTCGATGATTATGAAAGTGATTATGGAGAGTACAACGAAAGAATATATGAAGTTGAAGAACAAGACATTTTTGATCAAAAACAACTTACACTAGAGGGGGTATTATGAAAGAATTTAGTTTTGAAGTTACAAAAACAGGTTGGATTCATGTGGAAGCAGACTCAGTTGAAGATGCTGAAGCAAGATTACAGGAGAATTTTGGACACTTCTATGTAATTACTGAAACTGGCGAAGAATTGTCAAACGGTTGGGAAACCACAGGCGAAGTAGAAGAGGATCCAGTATTATGATTAAATCATTGTTTACAAAAGAGCAACTACAGGATCTGAGAAGAGAATTCGTAAAATTCAAACTTGCGGATATGACCTCTGAAGATTTGTTTGCGTACATTCGGGACATCATGATGAATGAATTAATTGATCTTGAGGAAGATGAGTTAAGGGATGAGATGGATGAGTACGATGAAAACTTATATGAAGTTCTTGCACCTTACGTATTGGATCAAGAAGGTTCGTATGAAGTTCTTCAAGAATTCATCCACGATAGAAAGGAGGAATGGTAGCAGATTGGGTGTGTGAAGAGTAGTCCTAGGTCAACACACTTAATGGTAGTTCAAACAGTTGCGTACTCAGCTACCGCCCAACCACTTTATAAAGTGTCACACACCCCCTACACAGGGGGTTTTCATTTGTTATAATGAAGGTATGAAAAACACACACCTAGAACACCCAGAAGACATGATCCTAACAGGAGATTTATCCGTGTTAGATTGGTTTACTGGTGGCGGTCATGTATCATTAAAATATGATGGTGCACCCGCAGTAGTATGGGGTAATCACCCAAAGACTCACAGATTTTTCGTGGGTACTAAAAGCGTCTTTAACAAAGTTAAAATCAAGATCAACTACTCACACAGTGATATTGATTCTAACCACACAGGAGAAGTTGCAAAAATTCTTCATGCGTGTTTGGACAACATACCACACCATCTAGGTTACATGGTTTTTCAAGGTGACTTCATAGGGTTCGGGGGGAGAGATGAATATAAACCCAATACCCTTACCTATAAATTCCCCGAAGTGGTGGAGCAGAAAATAATAATTGCACCCCATACCCAGTACATCACCACTCAATGCACAGATAATCTTGCTAATGCTGTTGCGTACCCTATGAAGTCTTTTCCCTATTATTACAATTGGGAAAAAATGGACGATTGTTTGTTCGTAGGAACTAAGGTTAGGGAGAGAGAAGACGATCCGATTAGTAACTTGAAAAAGTCTATTGACTTTATTCGACATATGGCAGGTGGGATCCAGTTCGTGGATCAAAAAACTGCGAATGAGTTGAAGAAACAAATAAATAAGGATTATAGAGAAGGAAGAGAAGTGGATCCTAAAAACTATGGGGTTCATGGCAGATTGATAAATTACTGGAAATTAGTGCAGGAAACTAAAGCGGACGTTATGAGCAGATTGACTCACAGCGATCCAGTACAGGCATATCTTGGATATGACAAGCACATAGGCGAAGGATTCGTAATGACTAATAAGTTCGGTATGTACAAATTAGTTTACAGACATATCTTCTCATATGCAAATTTTAATAGCGGACGCTTTGTGCCAGTTGGTTAAGTGTCCACTATTCGTTGAATTGGATCTATGATCCATTATAATAAGAACATACACACGGAGGCAAATGCCAAAACCTGAAATTCATTACTCGCACTGTTTCGGAATGGGATTCTGGATCGACGAAGATGGAACGTTGATGTCTTGCCCTGCTATTGGAAGTGCAATGGACGTTGAAAATGCGATTGCGGTTTCAGAGTGGGACGATCCATCAGTTTACACACCCGAACATCTCCTAGCACTAGCAGACATTACTAGGATATGCACCCTTAAAAGGGACTATGTAAATATCGGTTATTATGCCGAAAGATTCGGGAGGACTAATTATGCAACCGCTTGATCCTAAAGTTTACGAAGAACTTCTTAAAGTCTATGAGGACAAAGATTACAATTTGATCGTAGACTACAAAAATTACACATCTACATTCGTTCTTAAGGAGGAACCCAAAAATGACAGGAATTGAACTTTTTATCGTAATCGGTGGTTGCTATGCAATCTACACTTGCGGAATGGCAATAGCTACGACGATTGACTATTATAGCACAGAGAAAGAAGCAAAACTTGTAAAACTGGGAAAGCATAGACAGTTTTAAAAGTGTCACACACCCTCTTCACAGAGGGTTTTTTATTTACTATAATAAAGGTATACAAACAAAGTTTCAAAACTATGTACAAAGAAAAAAGAGTAATCAGACCTAATGACGAAGTAGTAAGGTATTACTGCGATAATGGTTATGGTCTATCAGTTGCGTGTCATGACGGATCATACGGAGGATCAGAAGGTCTTTATGAGATTGCTCTTTTAAAGGGAGACAAAATACACTATGACGACGAGTGGACTGACGTGCGTGGGTGGTTAACCAAATCAGAAGTTTGGAGTTGGTTAAAAATTGTCTCAGAGTACTAAAGTAGACAGTTGACAAAGTGCACACTGACCCCCGACAAGGGGGTTTTTTAATGCCATAATAGATGTATACAACAAAAGGAGCACTCATGCAACTTACACCAATCGCATCAAACATGACTGAGGTTGAGACAAACGAAGCAAGGATTTTGTTCTCATACCGCACACCTGTTGCTGCTTACATCTTCGGTGAAGGATTCGTTAAAACAGATCAGTTTTGGTCAGTAACAACTTCACGCCACATCAACAAGTGGGGTGCCAGAGATGGTAAAGAAATTCCACAATCAAGACTGGATTCACTGGTATGAGTAGTTACACTAAAAACGAAATCGCTCTGATAAACTTTCAGAGCGATATTAACAAACTTTTTTACTACGTCGGTGAAGAAGATGACCAAGTACCGTTTGAATCTCTCACACGATTTAATCGTTATTGTACCACATTTATTAATTCTTTGGAGATTGAACCATGACTACAGTTAAATGGGAACGCGAATTGACAATGACCGAACCCGAAGAATCAGTGCTCGTCAAGATGGCACAATTTTTTATAGAGAACGGGTGGGTTGACCCAGATACAGAAAAAGAGTTTGACACACTGATTGAAAAAATATGCGAACCCGCACCATGGGATTATGCATGCTTTGAGGTGGACAGTTGAAAAAAGTGTCCACTAACCTCTGCCAAATCTGGTGGATTGCGTTTATAATGATTGTATACACAAAGGAGTTTCAATTATGAATCCAACAGAAAGAATGATAAACAGAATCAAAACAGTTGAGAAGTTTAACGACATTGCTTACTTATGCGAAGACTTCCAGACATTCGTAGACGAAGTTCAAGAGTGGGGAGTAGACCACATATGCGGAGTTGATTTCTTCGGTAAGGGTTTTGAACTTAACCCAAACTTAGATTTCAAACTACTTGATGAGTTCTTTTCATCTTTCGGTTACACCAAAGCAAACCCACATCCTGCAGGTAGGTACGCTTAAAAAACCGTCCACCAAGGGGGTTGCATTTAACCCCCTATCCTTTATAATAACAGTATACAAACAAACACGCATCATGAACTTTTCAGAAACAGAACAAATCGCAATCGACACTTACAACGATCTTAAGGATCAGGTTAAGGCATTTGGTTTATATAACTTTGAGAGAGAGGACAGATTGTTATTCAAACAAGGAAGGGAACTTTTGGAACAGGCAAAGAAACAAGCATCTCAGAAGAAGCACCCATACACAGATATGGAAACAGAGTGTTTATTAAATGCGTATCTACTAAACCACGCAGACATGGAGAAAGCAAGGACAGTTTTCTTTAGAGAGTTCCCAAACAGTAACCACAGTAAAGCATCAGTTTGGCAGAAGATCAGCAGAATCAGAACGTTAGACAACCAATTCCCACAGGATACAGAGTGGGACACAGACCTACAAGTTCGTACTATGTGTAAGGAGTACAACTTCTACCACGGAGAGAAGAGGTTCGCAGTATGAGATTTGTAATGGCATGCGACCTTAAAACCAAAGGTCGCAGATGGATTACATACAATAGCAGCGGAAGCATGATCCCTTTTAGGATTACCCCACCGCTTCCAACTGCTGAACTTGCAGACAGATGGAGTCCTTATTACACAGGCGATCCTTATCCAAGGTGTCCCATCTCAGGTTACGTATACGAACCTTAATAAGTCGTTCGTTCGTGGAACAGCAGTCCCCCAACCTATGGGGGATTTTTAATCCAAACCGAAACCCGTATATAAAATCGATAGGTACCATTAAGCTATAAACGACCCGAATCGAGAGGTAAATATCGAACGTTATACATAAAGTCAAAACACATACCAAATCCTAAAACTTTTTGTCTTGATATGCAAAAAAATTCCGCAGAAAATTTTTCGCCCATAGAGGTCGATCCCATAACTGGGAACTTTATGATTGATCTGCCTGAGTGGATGGTTAATGATATGGGATGGTATGAGGGAACTGTGCTACAATTAGAGTTATCCGATGAGGATGAAATTATCTTAAAAGAAAAAGAGGATGATTAAAGAAACCGAAACCGTTTATCATTTTTATGCCAAAGATGAATGTATACTACATTCTATAAAAGAAGAAGACTTCAAAATAACATGGACTACACTTAAAGCAATGGTTGGTCTGATGCATACATCATATAAAGAAGAAGACCTATCATATACTAAGTTACCATCACAAAAAATAGAGGTGGAAAACCCCTCTCTTGATGATCATTCATACTAATTGACAACCACTATATAATAGTGTATGATATGAATGTAATTACAACACATTATGGCAAAAGGATTTACAGTTAAAGCAAAAACCCCCGTCAAGTCCAAACCAAAGAAGGAAGAATGGGATTATGCTTTAGCAAGACAGTTAATAAAAGGAAAGACAGTAGTATTCTGTCTACCTGGCAGAGGTGTAAGTTATATCTTTTTAAAGTCATTCGTTCAACTATGTTTTGATCTTGTACAATCTGGAGCAAGTATTCAGATTTCTCAGGATTATAGTTCAATGGTGAACTTTGCAAGATGTAAATGTTTAGGAGCAAACGTTCTTCGTGGTCCTGATCAGATACCTTGGGATGGAAAGTTAAAGTATGATTATCAGTTATGGATTGATAGCGATATTGTTTTTAACTCTGAGAAGTTTTATCAATTAGTATTGATGTCTGTACCAGAAGAAGCAATAACGAAGGAAGATGTAATACAGGAGATAATTGATAAGGATGGTAATCCAGTATTAGATGCAGATGGAAATGTTTCAAAACAAAAAGTAGGAGAGAATATTAAAGTTGATCCGACTAAGGAAAGATCTATCTGTGGTGGTTGGTATTGTACTGAAGATGGTCAAACTACTTCAGTTGCACACTGGTTAGAGGAGGATGATTTCCGATCTAACGGTGGAGTTATGAATCATGAAACTCTTGAAACAATACAGAAGAGACGCAAACCTTTTACAGTAGACTATACAGGTTTCGGATGGTTGCTGATTAAACATGGAGTATTTGAGCATCCAGAAATGCCTTATCCATGGTTCGCACCGAAGATGCAGGTCTTTGAATCAGGAGAAGTGCAGGATATGTGCGGAGAGGACGTATCTTTCTGTCTTGATGCAAAAGAAGCAGGTTTTGAAATCTGGTGCGACCCTCGTATTCGTGTAGGTCATGAAAAGAGTAGAATTATTTGATGTCAAGGTGGACGGGAAACTCGTCTACCAAGACTTAACTGAGGAAGAATACTTCGATACCATGATGGATCTTTCTCAGAAATTTTACAGCGAGGGAACCCCTCGACCCGAATCACTCGAAACAATAAGAAAACAATCAAAATATGGCAAACAAAATTGAATCCCGCCCGAAAAAAACTCGTCAGGGAAGAGGTAAGCACTCAAAATATGCCGCGTCATCGCGTAACTCGGCTCGTAAGAGATACAGAGGACAGGGGAGATAACTTAAAATGCCCGCTTTAATTTGTAATTTACCTTCTTATGAAGTATGGGTAAGAAAAGAGTACTTAACCGACCATAAAAGTGGTCATGGGGAATTTGTTAAAGGAGTTTGGGTATCGGCTAAGAGTATTCCTGGTCGTGCCTTTTATTTTGAGACGTATTTACCCGAATATGCCGCGATGTTCGATAAATTACCCATTTCTGCCTTCGTTTCAGACCCAGAAACACCAACTCCAGACATGGAATTGCATAATTTACAGTTTTGGAACTGTATGGACTATGGTGTAGTTGCTGTTCAGAAGCAATTTGTGGGTTCTATGCACTATGAAGTGCTTACAAGAGACTACGGAACGCAAACTGGCACATATATTTGCACTTTAGACAATTATCATCAGGATGTAGACGCAATTGACTACTCAACTAGCGAACAACCTGCCGAACATAAGTCTCATAACCTGATTCAACTCGATAATGGGCAATTTTGCCTCTATCCGAACAACAGAATGAGGATTTATGATAATAGTTTAACCCCAGAAGTGCCAAAAACACCCGATTTTAAGGTTTCTACCGTATATTATCAGGTTGAGAACGGTCATGATAGAGATGGACTCGGAAATGATGAAAATTATTTCTGGAAAACAGCAAAAGAGAAGAAAACAGGCAATATTGACATCGAATTAGACACTTCTAATGGTATAAATTACGTTGATCACCCAGAATTAGGATGAAAAACCTACTTTTCATATCAGAAGACAAAGAGAGAGCATTAATACAGGAATTAGCGTATAAAATGAAGATGGCAGAGTTGCCAATTCATCCAAAAGACACTTGTTTCCTGTCAATTGCTCCTGATTACTCAGGAATTGCAACACAAATCCTCTCTCATAGTCTTTCTATGGAAAAAGAGATATTTAATATAGAATCAGTTAATGTTCCATACCCAGATGAGGACAAAAGAGAGTATATAACTGAATTTACACAGAATTTTATGAAATGGCAGAGAAGATGGGATAAATTTGTGCTAATTCAATCAGGTGTAGTGTGGGGAGATAATTTAATGGAGTTATGTAACATAATGACAAAGGCATCAGGTGCTGAAATCTATGCTGTAGCACTTTGTGAGAGCCAACATAGTCGTTTTAAGTGCAATTTAGTGTCTTTACACTACGATAGCGACCAATTTGACCTCCATTTTTGGTGGGAACAACCAAATATTCATTATCCTTGTAACTTATTGTAAAAAACATGCTAAATACAATGAAGAAGTATTGTATAAATGCCAGCCTACGACTCCCAAGAACGAAGATCAAGAGGATTTAGAGATATAAGTCTGTCTTTTGAACCACATCCAGTTACAAAAGACATAACTATATTGAGAGATACTGCGTGTATTCGTACATCTGTAAGTAATATAGTACAAACCATTCGTGGAGAAAGGTTTTTTGATGAATTTTTCGGGTCAAACATTCGTAGTTCCTTTTTTGAATTTGTTGATTTTGCTGCAGCATCATCTCTTGAAACAGAAATTCGAGAAGCAATAAAAAACTTTGAACCTAGAGTTTCAAATTTAGATGTCTCTGTTGATGCTTTACCTGATAACAATGCTTTTGAAGTAACTCTGGTGTTTAGTTTGATAGGAGAATCTGCACCAAGACAAAGTTATACATTTCTATTAGAATCAACGAGATAATATGCCTTTTACTAAATTTACAAACTTAGATTTTGATCAAATCAAGAGACAGTTAAAAGATTATTTAAGAGCAAATTCTACTTTTACTGATTTTGATTTTGAAGGATCAAATTTTTCAGTTCTTTTAAACACATTAGCATACAACACTTACATAAATTCGTTCAATGCGAACATGGTAGTTAATGAATCTTTTTTAGATTCTGCAACTTTAAGAGAAAATGTTGTATCTTTAGCAAGAGGAATAGGTTATGTACCTCGTTCTAGAACTTGTGCAAGAGCAAGTATAAGATTAGATGTAGAATGTTCTGCAAGTTTACCAACATTAACACTTGAAGCAAGAGGACCTGTGTGTGTTGGTGCAACAGATGATAGTTCTTATATATTTTCAATACCAGAACCAATCACTACAACAGTAGTAGATGGTAAAGCAACCTTTGGAACACTTGAGGATCCAGTTTTAATATATCAAGGAGCAGTTTTAAAGAAGAAATTTACGGTTGATGGTAGTTTAGATCAACGTTTTTTACTTGATAATTCATTTATAGACATACAAACTATTGTTGTTAAAGTAAAAGGTGTAGGAGAGACAGGAACTGGTAGGGAATATTCACTTGTTGATAATATTATTGGTGTTGATAGCGATTCAGAAATATTTTTAATACAAGAAGTACAGGATGAAAAGTATGAGTTGCTCTTTGGAGATGGTATTTTTGGTAAAAAATTAGAAAATGGCACAGAAATTACCGTAACTTACATAATCACAGACGGATCAGCTGGTAATGGTGCTAGTCTTTTTTCCTTTTCAGGTACATTTAGAGACAATTTAAACAATCCTGTTACTGTATCCTCAGTAGATTTAACTACATTTACTAAAAGTACAAGTGGAACTGATATTGAACCAATTGAATCGGTTAAATATTTTGCTCCAAGACTATATGCTGCACAGTTTAGAGCAGTTACAGCAAGAGATTATGAAGCAATCATACAAAATATCTATCCAAATACTGAATCTATATCAGTTGTTGGTGGTGAAGAGTTAGATCCACCAGAATTTGGAACTGTTAGAATTAGTATTAAACCAAAAAATGGCGATTTTGTGTCTGATTTTGATAAAGATTTTATTTTAAGTAAATTAAAAAGTTATTCATTAACAGGAATTAACCAAAAACTTGTTGATATTAAAATTCTTTATGTTGAAATAGATTCTTCTGTCTATTATAACTCATCTCAGATTTCAAATATTGATAATTTGAAGACAAATATTACAAATTCTCTCCAATCTTACTCAAATTCTGTAGATTTAAGTAAATTTGGTGGGAGATTTAAATATAGTAAAGTTTTAAACGTAATTGACGATGTAGATCGTTCTATAACTTCTAATATTACTAGAGTTAGAGTTAGGAGAAACCTAAGAGCACTTATAAATCAAGAAGCACAGTATGAATTATGTTTTGGTAATAAATTTCATGTTAATCCTGCAGGATTTAACATAAAAAGTACTGGATTTAAAATTATAAATGAACCAGATATTGTTTATCTAACAGATATTCCAAATGCAGATGGAATGAAAGGTGTTCTTTCAATTGTTAAACCTATTGAAGAGACTGGAGAAAATAGAGTTGTTATTAAGTCTGCGGGTATCGTTGATTATGTAAAAGGAGAAGTTATTTTATCTACAACCTTAATTACAGAAACTGCTGTAGCAAATGATATAATTGAAATTCAAGCATTCCCAGAATCAAATGATGTGGTGGGATTAAAAGATCTATATCTTGAGTTTGATGTTTCAAAAAGTACGATAAATATGGTTAGAGACACTATATCTTCAGGTGAGAAGATTTCAGGAGTTGGATTTAAAGTAACATCTAGTTATAGTAATGGAGAGCTAAAAAGAGGATAAAATATGATACAAACTGGTATCGAATCAAGAGTAAAGGTTCACCAACTGATAGAGGGACAATTACCTGAGTTTATTCGTACTCAAAGTCCCAAAACAACAGAATTCCTTCAACAATACTACCTTTCTCAGGAGTATCAAGGAGGACCTGTTGATTTAGTTGATAATCTTGATCAATATTTAAGTCTTGACCAATTAACACCACAAGTTGTTGTAGGTGTTACTTCGCTTACTACCGCTGCATCTTCAACTGATGGTGTAATTGAAGTTGTAGATACTAGAGGATTCCCTAATGAATATGGTCTTCTAAAAATTGATGATGAAATAATAACTTATACTGGTTTAACTACTAATACATTTACAGGATGTGTACGTGGTTTCAGTGGAATAACTTCATATCATAGTTTATCAAATTCAGAAGAACTTGTATTTAATACATCAACTGCTGCAAATCATGATAACGAATCACCAGTACAAAATTTAAGTTCTCTATTTTTAAAAGAATTTTATAAAAAAATAAAATTCTCTCTTGCACCTGGTTTAGAGGATGTTGATTTTGTTCCAGAATTAAATGCAGGTAATTTTATAAAAGAAGCAAGAACTTTTTATCAAGCAAAAGGCACAGAGGAATCATTTAAAATACTCTACAGAGTTTTATTTGGAGTAACACCATCTGTTATTGATCTAGAGAAATTTTTATTAAAACCTTCAGATGCTGAATTTGTTAGAAGAGAAATTGTATTAGTAGAAAGATTATCAGGAGATGTTAATCAGTTAGTAGGACAGACAATATACAGCAAATCTAATCCTAGAACAAAAGCAGCAATATCTGAAATTGAAATAGTAACCCGAAATAATAAAACCTACTATAAATTAGCACTATTCATTGGTTATAGTAATCAGGATCTCATAGAAGGAGAGTTTGAAGTAACTCCAAATACAAAATCAATTACTAATGTTTCAGCTGGATCATCGGTAATTACAGTTGATTCTACTGTAGGATTTCCTGCAACTGGTACTATTCTTAGTGGTATTAACACCATAACTTACACTGATAAAACTTTAAATCAATTTTTAAATTGTTCTGGAATTAATGCTGAAATTACTGCAACTGATGACGTTAGATCTGATGAAATTATATTTGGTTATGAAAATGGAGACTTTACAAAACCAGTTAATTTAAGGGTAGCAGGAATAATATCTAATTTAGATTTAGCAAAAGATGCAGGTCTTTCATTAGCTAATGAAAAAATTTCAATTAAAGAATTAGGAGATGTAATTGAAAATCCAGTATCTGCTGCTGAAAAGACAAATAAACAAAGATTTGCTAATTCATGGATTTATAATACCAGTTCTACTTTTGAATGTTCTGGTATTGATACAAGTGCAAAACAGTTTACTTTAAAATCTTCAATTGATAAAGCAAGTTTAAAAATAAATGATCGTGTTAATATCGTAAATGATATTAATAAGAAGGTACAATTAGAAAATGCTAAAGTTACTGCTATTGATTTTAATGATAAGCAAGTAACATTAGATTATACTGGATTTAGCACTGATACAAGCATTCCACATTCCCTTAGAAGGGTACCAAAGAAGTCTACAAGTAAATTTGTACCTCTACAATATTCAGACTTATTTGCGGACGTACAGAACGTTTATAGCGAAGATCTTGACTTTGGATTTTATGGCGAAGAGTTTATGTATGTTGCATCTAACTCTCTTCCATCTTATACATTTAGACAAGATACTGTACCATCAACACCATCTATAGTGGTTGGAACTGCTATTACATTCATTGGTGCAGGAACAACTGAAAGTAATGCTTTACAGACAGAAACAGGAGAATTAGCATATTCTATTATAAACTTCCCTACAAATGTTCCATTTTTAACTGGCGATGAAGTTATATATGAACCAGAAAGCACAGCAATTACAGGATTAGATACAGGTAAATCATATTATGTTAGAGTATTACCTAATAAACATCAAATTAAGTTATATGCTTCTAATTCTTTCATTCAAGGAGATTTAAATCTTGAATTTGAACCATTACTTGTCGGAATTGGAGGAAAACATACATTTACTCTAAGATCTGTATATCAAAAACAAATCCAACCACAGAAACTTCTTAGAAAGTTTCCATTAATACCTAGAGAGAATGATGGATTGGATACCACGACAGAAACAGTTGGTATGTTGATAAATGGTGTTGAAATTAAAAATTACAAATCTCAAGATAAAATATATTCAGGTCCTTTAGTCTCTGCAAACGTCTTAAATTCAGGAACTGGATATGATGTGATAAATCCACCTGTAATTGAAGTTGCAAATACAGGATCTGGAACAACAGCACTCGTAAGACCAGTTCTTAGTGGATCTGTTGAAAAAATATTAGTAGATCCTCAAACAAGAGAATTGGATAAAGTTATTTCTGTCAGTATAACTGGTGGAGGTCCTGGTAATGGTGTTGCTTTAGAACCAGTGATTGAAGATAGTTTTCTGAGTGCTAGTTTTGATGCTAGATTATTGACATTTGGTGGTGGTATAGGAGAATCTGCAGAAACTATTACATTCTTAGGTGATCATAATTTTGCTGATGGAGAAGAAGTTGTATATCGAACAAATGGTAATGCTCCTTTAGGAATAGGAACCTTTGCTGCTTCTAATGCAGATCAAAATAGATTTTTAGTAGAAAATACAAAATATATTGCAGAATTTGTAAACGCACAAACAATTAGATTATATTTTTCTGAAAATGATTTTCAAACAGGAATCAATACAATTGGATTTACCACTACTTCTAACTCTGGTATTCATAGATTTAGAACTTTTAATGGTAAGAAAACTTTAAAATCTGTTAGAGTTTTAGAAGGAGGTTCTAACTACCAAAATAGAGAGTTAAGTGTTAAACCAGTTGGTATTTCTACCATAGATCATCTTGTTAATTTTGAAAATCATGGATTTAAAGAAGGAGATTTAATAGAGTATCAAAATACAGGAACTGTTATATCTGGATTAGTTACTACTAATCAATATTACGTTTTTGAAAAGAACAAAGATCAGTTCAGAGTTGCAGACGCAGGTATCGGTGGAACAGTTAGAGATAATTATGATAGTAGACTATACATTAAATTAGACTCTGTTGGGTCTGGTTTCCATCAATTTAAGTATCCCGATATAAAGTTAAACATTAACGTTTCATACGGTTCTGGAACCTCTGGGGTTATTACAGCAACACCTTATGTTAAAGGTAGTATTATAGATGCTTATCTATATGAAACTGGTACAGGTTACGGAAGCACTACCTTAAATTTTGAAAAATCACCAAGTGTTACTGTTAAAAATGGTAAAGGTGCATCTTTGTATCCTGTCGTTGTAGGTGGAAAGATAATAAGAGTTGATGTTAGATCAAGAGGTTCTGAGTATTTTTCTCTTCCCGAATTAACAATAAATGGCGATGGTAGTGGAGGAGTTGTTCGTCCTGTCATTAGAGATGGACAAATTATAGAAGTATCTGTTATATCAGAAGGAACAAATTATACTCAAGACAAAACTAGTATTAGTGTAACACCTGCAGGTAAAAATGCTAAATTTTCTACAAGTATAAGATCTTTAACTGTAAATGATGCCCAAAGACATGGATCGGAATATTTACATCCTACTCTTTCTAAAGGTTTGGAATATGTGAATATTTCATATTCAAATGAAATAGCTTCTGGAGAGTTTAATGATACTGGAACAACTCATTCCCCTATAATTGGATATGCTTATGATGGGCATCCAATTTATGGTCCTTTTGGTTTTAGTGATCCTCTTGATGCTTCATCAGGTGTTAGAGTATTGAGTACTGGTTATAAATTAGATTCATCTATTATTGTAGATCGTCCACAAGGATTTGTTGATGGATTCTTTATTGAAGATTTTACATATGATGCTACTGGAGATTTGGATATTCATAATACAAGATTCTGTAAAACTCCAGAATATCCAAATGGAACTTATGCTTACTTTGCAGGTATAACAACTGATGGAACTTTTACTCCTAAATTTCCTTATTTTATTGGAAAGAGATTCAGATCTTTAAATCAAATTGATGATAAAGATCAAAGTTTTGATTTAAACAATTCAGACATAGTTAGAAATACTTTCCCACATCAATTAGGTGTAACTGGATCAAGAAATGATTTTATTATAGAATCTCAGAGTTTATTCAGTCAAGAATCTTCAATAGAATCTATAACTAAAGGATCTATAACCAGTGTAGATATTAGAAATGCAGGAGTAAATTATCAAGTAGATGATTTAATTAATTTTGATAATACTAACACTAATGGTGGTGGTGCTAGTGCAAAAGTATCTAAAGTTGAGGGACAAGTTGTAACCTCTATAGCATCATCTCTTACAGAGTATGCAGGATCTGTTTTACTTTGGGATAAAGGTAGTATAAACATTAAAATAAATCCTTTTCATGATTTCCAAAAGGATGATATTATTTCTATAACAGGTCTTTCTACATTTGTTAAAAATGTTGCAGGATTAAGAACAGTTGCAATAACTACTGCAACATTTAATTTATATCAAGATTTACCTGCTAATAGTTCTTCTGGTATCATGACAGACATTTATGTGTCTAACATACCACAAACATTATCAATTGGATCTACTATTGGAATTGGTACAGAAGTTTTATCAGTACTAAACGTATTTGGTGATAGAAATATAATTAGAGCAAAAAGAGGTATTACAGGATCAGCACATACAACTTCTATTGTTGGGTATGTTTATCCAAATACAATTAAAATTCCAGTAGATTCTCCCTTCTTTGAATCTTCATTAAATGAAAAAGTATTTTTCAATCCAACAGAGTCTATTGGTATTGGTTCTACACCTGGTATTGGAATTGCAGTAGAATATCCTATAGGAGATAAAAATTATAATATTTCTATACCTACACAAAGTATTTTCTTACCTAATCATCCTTTTAAAACAGGAGAAAGAGTAACATTTAGAAAAAATGGTGGAGGTAATTCTATCTCTGTAGCAAATACAGAATCATCTGCAACATTTGACATTGGAGATAATCCTGAAACTTTATATGTTATTAATAAATCTGAAGATTATATTGGAATTGTAACTCAATCTGGATTAACTACATCAACAAATGGTTTATATTTCTATGGTAACGGATCTGATAATTATGAATATTCTCTAGAACCAACTAAGAATCAAGTTGTATGTGTGGTTCAAAAAAATGATGCAGTAGTGTCTGTATCAACTGCACATAATCTACAACCAGAAGATCAAATTTCTTTAACTATTGTACCAAATAGATCTGTCGGTATTGGAACATCTACTAAAGTAAGAGTTAAGTATAATTTTGATATAGAAAAACTTGTTATAGATCCTATAGGATTTACTTCAACTGCTATTGATACCATAGAAAGTATAGTAACACTTAACAATCATCCATTTATAACTGGAGAAAAAATTTATTACAACGCTACAGATGAAGTAGCACAAGGACTAGAACCAGGTTTGTTCTACATTTACAAAGTTGATAAAAATAGATTCAAACTTGCTCTTACTTATGAAGATTCAGTTGCATCACCTCCTAAAGTTATTTCTATAGGATCTACAGGTGGAGCTGAACAAGAGTTTTCAGCAATTAATCCAAGATTGTTCCCAACTAGAGGTAATGATGTTGTATTTGATTTATCAGATTCTACCTTACAGGGATTTAAGTTTAACTTATATACTGATCAAACATTCCAAAATCAATTTGTATCTGTTGCAAATACAACAACATTTTCAACTTCTGGTGTGGGAACTGTTGGTGTAACATCAACTGCTTCATTTACTTTAAAGTATACTGATTCTTTAATTGATGTAGTGCCAGATCCTACACAACCATTGTTCTATAACGTAGAAAGAGGTGGGTTTATATCCACAGCAGATTCAACAGTTATTGATTATAACCAAATTACGTTTGATAATAGCAAATATGATGGAACTTATTCAGTTGTTGGTGTAGCTACAACTTCATTTGTTATATCTCTTCTTAAAGATCCAGAATTAGAACTTTATACTCAGGATAACACTGAGATTATGAAGTATAATACTACTTCAAAAACTGCCTCTGGTTCTATTTCAAAAGTGCAAATGATTTCAGAAGGTAATGATTATAAACAATTGCCTGGTATTTCTAGCATAACAACTGTAAATGGTACTGATGCAGTATTATTTGCTCAGTCTGATACTGTGGGTAAGATCAAGGAGATAAGAGTTATAGATCAGGCATTTGAATATAATGGAGATAAAACACTTAGACCTGAAGCAAATATACCATCTACACTTGAACTTCAATCTAATTTAACTATAACAGACGTAGAAATAATAAATGGTGGAGATAATTATACATCAGCACCTGATATTGCAATTGTAGATTCAATTACAGGAGAAAAAATTAATGATGGTATATTAACAACAGAAGTTCAATCAAGTTCAGTTTCTGCTGTTAATATTTTTGAACAACCAACAGGATTAAACTTTAATAGTAAAACATTATTTGCTATCAATAATAGTAATGGTGTTGGCATATCCACTATGCAATCATCAACCAGTGGAATTGTTACATGTTTCTTAACCACACCTCTACTTGGTTTTAGTACTTCTGTCTTTAATGTTGGAGATGAAATATTTGTAGAGGGAATAACTAAATCTGGTACAGATGGTAGTGGATTTAACTCTGAAGATTATCAGTTTAACTTCTTTAAAGTTATTTCATATGAAAATCTTATTCCTGCAAAACTTAAGTTTAGTGTAGCAGGTTTAACAACTAATCCAGGCTTAGCAAATACCACTCAAGGATCATTTGCAAATATTGTAAAAAGAAATGAATATCCAGTGTTTAAAGTTACTCAAGGAAAGAGTAAATTTACGCAAGGAGAGCAATTATTTGTTAATGGAGAACCAACAGATTTAAATGTAACCACAGTTTTACCAGATTACATTAAAACTTCTGGGAAATTTGAAGTTAAGTCTGGAGATTCTCTCAGAGGTGTACAGTCTGGTTCAACTGGAACTATTTCTAGAATTATAAAAAGTGATGGTAAATTTAATATAGATTTCTCTGTAAGATCAAATAAAGGTTGGAAGAAGAATACAGGACAACTTAATAATGATATTCAAGTTTTACCTGATAATGATTACTATCAAAACTTATCATATTCAGTTAAGAGTCCTATTCAATATCAGGATTCAATAGACGTAATTAATCGTTTAGTTCATACAACTGGTTTGAAAAACTTTGTTGATGTTGGAATAGCAACTACTGCTCAAGTTGCTATAGGATTAACAACTGTTGAATCTTTACAATATACTGATCTGATTCAAGAAAATAGAATAGATACAATATATGGATTCGCACAAGCAAGGGATTTTGAACCTCAGTTAGTAGATGGTACTAATTCTTCTAAATTCTTACAATTTAGATTTAAGAGTTTTGTTGATAGTGTTATATGTAAAACAAATAGAGTTCTTGTAATTGATGATGTAAGTAAGCAATTTACAAATAAAGAGAATGTAAATGATACATTTATAGACTTAGATGAATCTGGAAAAGATTTTGCAAGATACTTAGTTCAAGTTAGAAGTACAGATAATGTACAGAATTCTATTCATGAAATAATTGTTCTTCATGATCCAGAATTTGAATCAGTATTTACTTTAAGAAAAGGATATTTATCCACTACAGGCATAGCAAATACATCAACTAATGAATATGGATATACTGAACAAGAATTTGCAGAAGTAACTGGTATTGTTGATGAATTTGATGTTCTATCTTTAAGATTTACACCTAATGATGTATTCAATATTGATTATGATATTAAATTTATTAAGGATACATTTAATGGTAACGTAGTTGGATTAGCATCTACAACAATTGGTTTGATTAAGAATCAGTCTACAAATGCTATTGTAGGGGTTGGATCTACAAATACAATACTTGAATATGATTCTGATAACTTTGATGCTATGCACGTTCATTTACATTTAAATGCAACTGATTTATTCACTCAAAATTATACAGAATTATACATCCATCATGATGGTACAGATACTTATGTAAGTGATTACTATTTTGATTCTGATTCATCTCAAGGATTTAGTGGTAATGATTTCTCAAACTTTGATGCTTCTGTAGCAAATGGAAAACTTACATTATCATATACAAACCCACTTACTGTTCCAGTAACTGTTAGAGCAAATGCTATTGGATTTGGTTCTACATCTAATGCTGATGGTGCTTTAAGATTTAAGATAGGAACCTCTCAAGCAGATGGTAATGAAAGAAGTGCATATTTCTCAGGTAACTCTACAGTTGGCACTGGAGAAACTACAATCTTTAGTGCAGATGCAACACTAACTAATTCTATCAAGTCTTTAGTTAGCGTAAGTTATGGTGCGACATATGCATTGCACCAAATATTAACATTAAGTCCTGATAGCACAGATACTTATTCAACACAATATCCTTTCTTATCTATAGGGAGCACAACTGGAATAGGAACATTTGGTGCTGCTATTGATGGATCAAATGTTGCAGTTAAGTTTTATCCAGATTCTTCCATAACTGGTATAGTTACTATCAAATCATTTAATGAAGTTTTATACCAAGAAGTAGAAACAGAAAATCTATATCAAAACATTAATTATGGTTCTATAAAAACACAAGAATTTGGTATTGGTTTATTTGATGCAACAAATAGTTCTAGAATTAATAAAACATCCTTTAGAATGGATTATAAGGATACTCCTATATTCCAAAAATTCTGGGATCCTTCAGATACTGCAATTTTAAATAAAACAACTGGTGAATTTTCAATAACTAACCATTTCTTTGAAACTGGAGAAGAATTAATTTATAGAGCAGGATCATCAGTAGCAGGACTTACATCTACATCTATTGGTATTGGAGTAACTGCTGACTCTGTTGGTGTTGTAACTAATAAACTTCCATATCAAGTTTATGCAATTAGAACTAATAACGAAAAATTCAAAATTGCCACAAGACCTGAATATGCAGCTGCAGGAATTGCAGTAACCTTTATAGATGAAGGAAGTGGTAATAAACATTCATTTGAAATGGTTAAAAAGTTGGAGAAAGCAATAATTGCTATTGATGATGTAATACAATCTCCAATTGCATATACTCCGATTGTTTATGATTTAGAAGCGAATGGTGGACAAATAGGAACAGCATCAACAGTGTTCTCAATGACTGGTATTTCTTCTATACGTAATGGAGACATATTAAAAATTGATGATGAATA